TAATTTAACCACAGCAGGCGTAGTAACAGCCACAGGCAACATAACTGGTGGCAACATTTTAAATAATGGTTTAATTTCCAGTACTGGTAACAGCACAGCAGCCAACTATTTGACTGGTGGTTTGATCTCAGCCGCTGGTAATATTGCTGGCAACTTTTTTATCGGCAACGGATCACAACTGACTGGAATCGCCTCAAGTTATGGCAATGCCAACGTTGTGGCCAACTTGGCAGCCTTGGGATCAAATCCAGTAAGTACTACAGGTAACGTAACCGGCGGAAACTTGTTGTTTGGATCTGGTATTGCTAGTGGTACAGGCAATATCACCGGTGGCAATTTGCTCACTGGTGGCCTAATCAGTGCCACATCAACGATTACAAGTGCTGCCAACGTCACAGGTGGTAATGTCTTAACTGGCGGATTGATAAGTGCCACAGCCAACGTCTCCGGTGGTAACCTATTAACTGCTGGATTAATATCGGCAACATCAACTATTACCAGCGCCGCAAATATTACCGGTGGTAACTTATTAACAGGTGGACTAGTCAGTGCCACCGGTACGGTAACTGGATCATCGTTTAGTGGTGCAGGAACCGGATTGACTGGAACAGCGGCATCATTAACTGTGGGCACAGCAACCACTGCTACATCAGCAACCACAGCAGGCACAGTAACCACTGCCGCACAAGGCAACATTACAAGTGTTGGTACACTGACATCACTGGCAGTAACTGGTAACATCACAGCAGGTAATTTGACTGGTGCAACATTAGTCAGTGCCACTAACTTAACTGGTACATTGACCATTGCCAGCCAACCCAATATCACTTCAGTTGGTACACTGGGCAGTTTGGCAGTAACAGCTAACGTAACCGGCGGTAACATCTTGACTGCTGGATTAATATCAGCAGGTGGAACCGTTACTGGTTCAAGCCACTTGGGTGCTGTGGTAAGTGTAACTGCCAACATCACTGGTGGAAACATCTTGACTGCTGGTATAATATCCGCAACTGGTAATATTGCTGGCAATGTGTTTATCGGTAACGGAAGTCAATTGACTGGGATCACTTCGAGTTATGGCAACGCCAATGTTGTGGCTAACTTGGCTGCTTTGGGATCAAATCCAGTGAGTACAACAGGTAATGTGACTGGTGGTAATTTATTATTTGGATCAGGTATCGCTAGTGGCACAGGTAACATAACCGGTGGTAATCTATTAACAAGTGGACTGATTAGTGCCACTGGTACCATAACTGGTACAAGCCACCTGGGCGCTGTTGTTTCAGTTACTGGCAACATCACTGGTGGTAACATTTTAAATAATGGTTTAATTTCCAGTACTGGTAATAGCACAGCAGCCAATTATCTAACAGGTGGATTAGTATCCGCAACTGGTACAGTAACTGGGTCATCGTTTAGTGGTGCTGGTACCGGATTGACCGGTACTGCTTCATCATTGACTGTGGGCAGTGCTACCACAGCAGGTACAGCAGGCACAGTAACCACATCGGCTCAGCCAAACATAACATCAGTTGGCACACTAACTTCGTTAACTGTTAGTGGCAACACCACAGGTGGCAATATCTTGACTGCCGGTCTAATTTCAGCAACCGGCAACATTACAGGTAACTATTTTATTGGAAATGGTGCGTTTTTAACTGGGCTTAACGCAGGTGCTAGTAACAGTATCAGTAATGGTGCTACAAATATCAGCATTCCGGTAAGTTCGGGCAATATTGCCATGAGCGTGGGTGGTGCGTCAAATACTGTGGTTATTAACCTGGGTAGTTTGACCATGTACGGTACATTTGCAGGGCCAAAAACGCTGAGTGCTAACGTGACTGTGGCCAATGCTGTGAATGCTTTGCTTGTGGGTCCAGTTATAATTGCAACTGGCTACAACATCACAGTGCCTGATGCATCTACACTATATGTTTACGCACCATAAATACAGCGAGGATTAATTTAAAATGGCATTATCACTAGACGGCACAACAGGTATATCAGCAACAGGCAATATCATATCCAGCGGTGGTATTATTTCTGCTACCGGTAATATCTATGGCGGAAACATCATTGGTACCATTGCTCCGTCCGCGATCACAGTTTCGGGCAATGCCACTGTTGGTAACTTGTTAACTACTGGATTTGCAAGTGCAACCGGTAATATAACTGGTGGTAATATTCTAACTGCTGGATTGATATCAGCCACAGGTGCTATTACAGGTGCGGCCATTACTGGATCTAGTTTAACAGTATCAACTGGTAACATCACAGCAGGCAACTTAACAGGCGCAACTCTAGTTAGTGCCACTAACTTATCTGGTACATTGACCACAGCAAGCCAAACTAACATTACATCAGTTGGCACACTAGGCAGTTTGGCAGTAACAGCCAACATAACTGGTGGTAACATCCTAACAGGCGGATTGATATCAGCCACAGGTGCAATTACAGGCGCAGCTATTACTGGATCTAGTTTGACTGTGTCAACTGGTAACATCAGTGGAGGAAACGTTAACAACAATAACGCCAACGGCGTTGGTAACATCGGCAGTTCAACAGTTTACTTTAATACTGTATTTGGTAAAGCAACCACAGCACAATACGCTGACTTGGCAGAACTTTATTCAGCAGATGCTAATTATGCTCCGGGTACTGTGTTGGTATTTGGCGGCAACAACGAAGTTACTGTATCAACTGCTTCGGCTGACCCAAGAGTGGCCGGAGTTGTATCCACTAATCCTGCTCACTTGATGAACAGCATACTCGAAAGTGAACACAAGGTAGCAGTGGCTCTTCAAGGGCGTGTGCCAACTCAAGTTATAGGCACAGTACGCAAAGGCGACATGATGGTCACAGCCGGCAATGGTTTTGCACAAGCCAGTGCTGCACCTGTTATGGGCACAGTGATTGGCAAAGCACTTGAAAACTTTGATGGTGTGTCGGGTACAATTGAAATTGTGGTTGGTAGACTATAAAGTCTGTTCCACCTGTTGAATCTTTTGCTGAACAGCATCAATATTCATAGTATTCCATAATCCAGGATGCATGGGCCTGGGCCATGTGCCAGCATCAATCCAAGCATATCCCAAGTGTTCGTAGTTGAGTCTAGGCGTGAACTCTGTGTCTACAACACAAATCCAAGTGTGATATTCAAATGCTGAGTCAGCCGACGTAAACTTTTCTAAGGGTATCAATCTCAAGTAAGTGGGAAAGAAACCCAGTTCCTCAATGCACTCACGTTCCATACCACCCAACAAGGTTTCGCCTGTTTCAATCTTGCCGCCAGGTAGTCCCCATGCACCTGGATGCTTGGCGTCGTTTCTCAAGAGATAAAGATAGCGTTTGGTGTCCCGGCTGCGAAACCATACACCCACTGCCTTCAAAGCACTAGACTCCATGTGCCTCCAACATACACGCCTTGATAACTCTTGACCCATTCCTGACCAGTCCATTCGTACTGCACCCCTGTGGTGATGTTGGTAACATATTGTGTTGTTGCGGCCTGGGCCACACTATTGAACACTATTCGCCAGTAGGTACCAGTCCATTCAATCACATCATTGGCACTTGCTATCAATTGTTGCCCCACGGCACCCTGCCAGGCCTCTGCTGGATATGAGTTGATGTTTGATCCAGTGGCATCAGTCAACAAATAACGTTGGCCCACAGCCGGTGCAGGCAAGCCATAATCGGGCCCTGATATCAACGGGTCAATAATGGCAGTAATCGGCGCCAAGGTATTTTGTGGTGCTGTGTCTTGATCAATGTCATAGATTAACAGTCGATCATCATTGGGATTTATCACAATAGTACCCACAATTGTTGTGCCATCTTCTTGATCTAGACGTATTTGACTGATGCCTGGACGTAAAACACCGTAGGCATTGATCACCGCCGGCCATAACAGGCTACTGCCCGCCACAATTGCTGTGGGAGTCAAGTCTTCATTAGCACCATTTGGCACAATAGTACGACCTTGCAAGCACTGTATCTGATTACCAATTACTACAATTTCGTAGTTCCAAGGAGTAACAACAACTCTGGTGCCCAATAGCAAATCATTATCAGTCACAGCATTGTTCAGGTCACCTTGAGCATCGTACATGCTCATGATCACACGTTCAACCACACCCAGTTTCTTGACCTTGGCTGGCGATGAGATCCAAATTGGCAAACTAAACTTGATGGTGGCCATGTCAATGGGATTTTCTGTACCAATTGGCACAGTTCTTGACGTCCATGTCACTGATTCTAGATCGACCACACTCAAACTGGTCCAGTCAATAAAGTTGTCAGTACTTTGCACTTCTAGGCTGGGATTGAACAAGGTCAAGATCTGTTCCAACAACTGCATTTTTTGGTTGGTATTACTGGTCCAGATGTCCAAGGTAATACCCAGTTTGTAAGGCACAGGCATTAGTCGCTCAACAGTGAAGGCGTTGCCCTGGGTAGTTTCAAACGAATCAGTTTCGGTGTCGTAGGTACGCTGGCGCACATTGAGTTTGCTCACATGATAAGGTTCTTGCATTCTGGGTCTATCATAATCCAAACTGCTTACATAAAAAGTCATGAGTGGTGAGGCTGGCATTGAGTTGCGACTGTTCTCTTGAATGATAACTTGTGCGTTACGACTGGCATCTCCGTAGCGAACCGGCACACGTATCAAAGCCGCATTGTTCACGCCATCTGTTTCGTTGCCGTACTCAATTTGGAAGTTGCTGACAATTCGTGTGAACTGTAACAGGAAACGTCGGATTTGGGCATCGTAAAAAAATTGTTGCATTGTTTAACTCGATTTCTGGCCTGGTTGGGTATCAGGTGGCAATTTGGGATCCAGGAAACCTTTCTGGTCTCCGTTGTCGGCACGTGGTCGGAGTATCTGGCTGAGACTCTGACGTTGTGGAATGTTGCCAAGATCTGTTGTGGGCGTAGTGTATGTATTGTTAACAAAGCCTGACCGTAAAGTATCATTGCCAA